CAGCAACATACGCAGAACCCGTCGTATTGGTCGTTTCGCCAGACGTTGTGTACGCTGTAGTTGCTGCGGTAAGGGTTGCCGCATCCGTGTACAGTGCCAACTTGAATGTGTCAGCAGTCGTTGCAGCACGGACAACCGTTGTGCCGATTGCGTGGATACCGCTCAAGAGTTCAGTCTTGAACGATGTTGTCATGAAATTTCCAGTAAATGCCATCACGGCCTCCTTATAAGTTCAGCTAATTGTGGTTGACCAGCTTCTGTCACCAGATGACTGACCGTGGATCTGTCGCATTGTATAGCACGTTTCATGTAGTGCAGTATAACCTGTTCTACCTGATTTTGAAATGCTATTGCTTGACCTCGGATTACATCCGGAGCATTGGCTGAGACATCAACAATCCTCTTTGATGCCTGTTCCGCCCAGAACTCCGGCGGATGACCACCGTTGTTCGACGTAGCTACATCAACGGTAAATGTTCCGGATTGCATTGCTGGCGTAAACATCAATTAGCCTTCACTCTGATAAGACCATCACGATAAGCGTCATCGTTCTCACGACCTTCACCGTAGTTCTTGAGGCGGGTAAGGGCCTCAATGAACCGTTGATTGTACGTGTTGAGGAGTTCGTTCTCACCCTTCATGAACGTATAAGCCTCTACCAGAGACCCATACAAAAGGGCTTCAACAGCATTGTCGCCAAGCCATGTGGTTGCACCCGTCGTGATGCTGGCTGGCTTGTAGTAATAATGGATCTCGGCAGCAAACGCGGCGTTTGGCACCGGAGCGATCAGGAAGTTGTCCTTGTCAAACAAGGCGTAGTACTTCGGAATACCCGTTGCTTCGGTCGGGTTATACTCCTGTAGGTACTCCACGTCCTTGTTCAACAGGATGACCTTCGATCCAGACGACGTGATCATCAAGCTGAATGGTGCCAGAAAATCTGTCGGGGCTGTCAGATACTTATACCCTGAGGTCATTGTGCCGGTGGCATTCTTCCTGAAGTCCTCAAGATCAACAGCATAGAAGATGCGCTCTTCAGCACTCTGGATAAAGTTGTCGATGTTCGCCGAGAATGTCGTCTCGTCGTACTCCGTGTAGTCCTTGATGGCTTGCACCAACGTAGCGTATGTCCAGCCCATCAGAGTATCTCCACCGTAACTTCTGTCAACTCACCAAGTGCCTGTGACCCTTCAGCGGATACAGATACATCTTCCGTGGCCAGAACTTCAACAACGCCCACCTGCGTAATCATCTGCAACAGGTTATACTGTATAAACGGGAAAATGTCAGTACCAACTGGTACATCCATCGGCTCAATACGGGACGGTCTCGGTGCAACCAACGCCTGTGGCTCAGGTGGCGGAAAGATCGGGTCTAACTGAGGATGCTTTGGCTCCCAGCACTCAGTGCAAGTCTTGAGACCATTCCATTCCTTCGCAAGCAGGTGATAGTCATATTGAAACCCGCACCTGTCGCAGATCGCAATGGCGTATTTGCCGTTTGCAAAAAGACCCATGGGTTACCCCAGCCGATAGTTGGACCGAGAAGGCGTCAACCTCAAAGATGCCCGATCACGATCTTCTGTGGCAGCACGTTCAAACTCTTCCTCGTAGATCGCCTTCAGCATCTGAATGCGGTCAGGAGCCTTTTTGATCGCAATGTAGTACGCCAATCCGGCAGCAAGACACGGATAGAAGCGAAACGGGATCTGCATAGTGTTCACGCCAGACGCAGCATCGTCCAACCGCACCAGCTTATCGACCACCAAAGTGTAGTTTGTGTCAGGTTTTGGCCAGACATACACAACAGGAATGATCTTGCGGTCTACAAAATACTGTACCGGACGACCGATACTCAGCTTGTTCGGGATGTTCTGGTAGATCTCGCGGCTGATCCGGTCGATTGTGAGATCAGACTGTGACGCAGTTCCAACTCCCGAATCACTTCTGACAACAGCGGTAATGATGTCGATCACGCTTGATGTCAGCGTGTAAGATTCATTGTTGGCGTTAAGAGCAATATTTTCTTGGACAATCGTCCACTGGTTCAAACCACGGTTTGCCCACTCAGCAAGAAGCAAATTCAAGCTACGGCGAGCCGTGCGCTGGTCGTATCCTGTACGGATCTCGATGCCACAACGCTCAAACGCCTCTTCGATGTAGTCGGCTACATCTAACTCAAATGTCTTCGTGCCAGAAACTGTCATATCAACTCATCTTGCAAGGTTTCATACGAATCACTATCCCGCCACCACGGCTTACAACAGAGCCGCCCTTACTCATCTTCTTCGCCTTGCCCTCACCCATGACACGCATACGCTTCATTACACGCATCGGTTTCATAGGCTTCACAAGACCGCCCTTGGCAAATCCAGCAGTAGCACCCATCTGCCCGGTTGTCTTGTTCATGCCGACAAGAACAGGATTTGTCTGCTGCGTTGTTCCCTGCGGTTGACCAAAAGCATTCCCCTGCATCCCGTAATCAGACGGGGAAGCATATGGGGATGCCTGTGGCGCAGCAGGGGCAGGTGCCTGTGCTGTCCCAAGACTTGCCATACCAATCGGAGGAGCGGCCTCAACCGCACCACCGTCAGCATATTTGCGAGTACGGTTCATCATCTCAACGTCCCCCTGCTCTACCAAACCCCTTGGTAGCAATACCAGCACCACGATTTGAAGTGCGCTTGGCTTTTACCATGCCACCTTTTTTCATTGCCATCTCACCGACCAGATCACTTTGATAATCCTCTTGTGCTTTGCGATACTGTTCCTTATTTGGGGATCTTCCCGGAAGGTCGGACATCGGTTTATCCGTTTTTCCGGGAATTGCTTTTTTCGTAGGGATAAAATCGTCGAGTTCTGGCTTCTTATACTGGTTCATGCCCATATCTTCGGCCTTGAACCCTTTTGTCTGCTTTGGCGAAACCTTGGACATATAGTCCCCGCTGCCACCTGAAACTTCTGCGCGATCAGAGATGGGCGCAATTTCACCGGTCTTCACTTTCCCAACCTTGGGGAGAGTGTCCATAATATCGGTGCCACTCTTCATCCGCGCACCGCCACGATTAGAGGTGGTCTTGGGAGGAGCCATCTTCGTGTTGTAGCTTTTGCCCTCGAACTCAAACGTCTTCGCACCAGAATTTACTGCTGACCGGAACGCCTCATTGAACGCTTTGCGTGTTGAACTTGCCATCTTACTTACTCCGCTTCTTCGACATACCAGCCTGAGACAAGGCAATGGCGATTGCTTGTTTAGGGTTCTTTACCACAGGACCCTTCTTACTTCTTGTATTTAAGGTTCCAGCCTTAAACTCGCGCATCACCTTGTCTATCTTATTCTGCGCCTTCATGATCAATCACCTGTAGCCGGATGTCTTAGCAGCAATCTTAGGGGGCTGTTTTACAAACTGCTTCCCCTTCGCCTTACCTGCACGTTTAGCCTTCGTCGTCGCAGCATACTCAGAAGGAGTAAGAGCCTTAATGGCAGCCTCCGGCAAATACCTCTCACCTGTCTTACTGGACGGCTTACCAGATTTGGTACGCCACTTTTGATCAGACCAGTTCTTCAAGGATTGCTGTGGAGCCTTCATTAGTCCCTATATCCTCCGCCCTTTGCCTTGTACTGCTTTGCCAGCATCTGCGCCTTACGGGCAGACCACTGACCAGCAGCCGTACCCTGCACGGCTGCGCTCTTGATTTTGCTAAACAAAGCCTTCCTCATGGTAGGCTTTGTGTAGTTACCTGAAGCATTTACACCAGACTTCTTTACAGGCAACTCACTCTCCTTAGCTTTTGCCACGGCCCTTCGGCTTACCAATAGCAATCATAATCGCCATGCCACGGCCTTTTGGAGCCATGCCACCCTTCTTCATGGCTGCACCTTTGTTCTTGGTAGCCATGCCACCCATCGCCATCTTACCTTTGCCATCGGCTGCAAAAGAAGGAACCATCTTGCCGTCTTTGCCTTTAACCATTTTCATTTTCGAGTCCATGATTCACCACCTTTTAAAAAGAGTTTTACTTTCGCGAGATTAACCAACAAAAGGCTGTTTTGTCAATTAAATTTTATGCGTCATTGCGGGGGAGCTACACCCTGTTGGCGCTGCAACAACATCTGACTGATTGGATCATTCGGGAACAGCGCAGGGTACATCAGGCTTGGCGCAGCAGCGGGAGCGGCTGAAGGGGGTGGGCCCATGCGCAGGTTCGGCATGCCCCGAGTCTGTGGTGCTGGGGGCACCTTGCGCAACATCGCTGCGGCGCTTTCCCGAGGGAC